CGGAGATCCATAGAGAGAAATCTCTAGGAGTCCGCTTCCTGAGGGTCGCCAGCGCTTGCGCGCTGCCCAAACTCGCCTGCATAGGGTTGATCCTGATCTCTCACGAGACCTGGACTATCGACTCTGTGTTCGTAGGTAGAGGTACCCTAACCGCGGTCCATCCGCGTTAACAATGGCGCTCGTAGAGTACTAGGGGCGATACTACACCATAACTAAAGATGAACACATTTAACAAACAACTATTTCTAGTGTTGTCAAAATGGATTCACTTAGTTTGGTTTCATACCATCCCAGTTGACCATTCGAAAGAATGGTTCAACCAGGTGGAATCATGGGTTAAGGCGAATGGAACATTATGGACGATCGCTCATATAAAGATCATCCGTAATATTTTCACTCGTTTTATTTGTGGTCGCCCGGTCCATTCAGTAACAGAAATCGTCGGTATAGATAAGGATGGCTTCCCAAAAGCTCTTAGAGCTTTTAAGGAGCTATCTCGATCCAATCTTGGAAAGAGATACATTCTTACTATGCTAACGGTTTCACGTTGTCTGCCTGGAACCAAGAAGGCTGATTATTCAACCATAACTGAACCGTCTGGGGCCAAAGAGGAAGTCCTTGAGGAATTATACAAGTTTATCCCAATATATTTTGAGAAAACCGGTGTAAAACCTTTTGGAAAACCTCGATGGACTCAAGATGATCTTCATTATAGTAATAAGTCAGGACCTCTCGGACCGAGTACTCTTTGTGCTCAAGCAGATCTTTATCAAATAGGATCTCAATCTTGTACATCGACAATGGAGGAATCCATTGAAGATAATATAAGAAAGATGTCCATATTTGTTGGGATCATACTTGATAAGCTAAAAGATTGGGTTCCACAAGGGCCGGCCCTTCGTTATACAGAAGCAGTTTTGGGAAAATGGGTTCCGGACAAACGTCCGAACTTCAAGATCTCAAATCTTGTTCCTGGTAAACTTAGGAATTGCTCCAGACGTCTAAGTATTGTCAACGACCCCGAGGCGAAAGCCCGGATAGTTGCAATATTTGACTTCTGGTCGCAAACCGTCCTGCGAAAACTCCATCTTCGGCTTTTCGAGTTACTCGAGAGCTTGCCACAAGATAGAACCTTTACCCAGGATCCGTTTATCCCTAGACGCATTGGTCATCAGTATCATTCCCTCGATCTGAGTGCCGCTACAGATAGGTTCCCGATTGCCTTCCAAAAGAAGGTGATTGAGTATCTAACTGATAGCGAGTACGCAGATGGTTGGTATAATACGATGGTGGCCTATGGGTTTGAGACTCCAGAGGGTGATACAGTCTTTTACAAGGCTGGTCAACCAATGGGGGCTTATTCCTCATGGGCTACCTTTGCGGTCTCTCACCATATCGCGGTTAATTACTGTGCACACCAAGTAGGGGTAGATCTCAATTCTGATTTCTACATCCTGTTAGGTGATGACATTGTAATTAATCACGATAAAGTGGCAGAGCTGTATTGGAAACTTATGACGGACCTTGGTGTCTCCATTTCTCCGTTAAAGACGCATGTGTCATATACAACATACGAATTTGCGAAGAGATGGTTTCACTATGGTTCGGAGATCTCTGGTATCCCTTTAGGGGGATTCTACAGACTTCTCGAAACTGGGCAAAACGTCGTAAATAAGCGTTGGGTTGAAAACAAGGTAAAACGGTTCATCAAGAATAATGAGAAGAAATTTGCGAACCTCGCGGTTCTCAAACGGACTCGAATTATTCGAAATGAACGCCGTAAATATTGGAAGAACCTTCCAACATCTGCGGACGTTATACCTGTTTCTTACCCCGAGCTTACTACGATGCTTTGCCAGTATCGAGACAGAGGGATCCCATACAGACTAGGTTTGAACATCCCGGATCAGGTGCTTCTCTTGTACAAGTGCCTTGGGTACAATGCTCGACATATCGAGAATTTAGTACGAAAGGCTACGAACTTCAATGCTATGATGAAGTTCTTTAGGACACTCAACCCTGACGACGTTATCAATGTCGTGCGTACTCAACGATTCAAAACCGTTGATAAGCATGGCAAAGGTAGCGAAGTCTCGGCTGAAGATTTCCTTTATCCTCATTCGCATGAGGATAAATGGGATCTAGTCCTACGTCACCTCTATCTAGCAATGGATAGTTCGGTACAGTCGAAGCTCAATGTTTGGACCGATTATTCCGGACGTCTTGTCCGTAATAATTGGAGAAACATTGAGAGGTTGCTTGATCAGAGCGACATATGGAAG